TAGAAGCCACAGTCACCGCACAGGATTTGTATTCAACAACATTTGAGGTGGATGTTCAAAGGCAATCCCCAAGCGTGGGTACAGTCATATCTTTGGGAAGAAGCGCAAGCAATGTCTTTGAATATCCTGATGTTGCTACAGGTGAGGTTTGGAGGGTAAGGGCTAGGTCACGCTCTAATCTAGGCACAGCTTCAACTTATGTAACGCAAGATATAACCATTTTGGGTAAAGGCGCACTGGTATTCCCTAGTAATGTGGCAGACCTCAGTCTCAACTATGTGGGCAATGATGCGGTTCTTAGCTGGACACCGCTTACAGACCAAGACTTGAGCCATTATGAAATCAGATACCAAAATGTCACCACAGGGGGCGATTTCACCAAAGCTATCGTTCTGGCTAGTAAGGTCGCAAGGCCAGCAAACTCTGTCAGGGTGGCGGGTCTAACAGGCACATATTTCTGTATCGCTGTTGATAAATATGGCAATAGGTCAAACACCGCTTCATCAATAGTAGGTATTATTGACCAAAATCCTGTCACTTCTGGCTTTGCGTTAGTTAATACACAGGTTGAGAGCAATTCAACCACAGCGTTTCTTGGTGCAAAGAATGATGTTTATATCTTTGATGATGGGGTAAATACACCCACACTCAGACTTCAATCTGGCAATCTGTTTGATTCAGTAACAGGTAATTTTGATGATGCGGTAGGTTTGTTTGATGGCGGTAGCGCAACCGTAGCACCAGAGGGAACGTATGAGTTCGTCAATTATTTTGATTTAGGCTCAAAGCAACTGTTCCGTCTTGTAGGCACAAACATCACCAAAACAAGGGAAGATTATGGACCTTATGCTGGCACAGGCAATCCCCTCACTAGGGCGGCAGTAGGTGGTGATAACGTAGTGTTACAGATTGCTACAACAGATGATGACCCCGCAGGAAGCCCAACTTACACCGCCTTTTCAGATGTAACCGCCGCCGATTACACAGCAAGGGCTTATAAATTAAGGTTGAAGCTCACAAGTGACTTAATGTTGGATGGCACAAGGTATTACACGCCAGCCGTAGAGATAGCCTCTGTAACCACACATGGGCTTATATCTACGCAAAATGACCAAGATGTTGCTTCTGGCACAGCCGTAAGTGGCAAGGTGATTACCTTTGGGTATGAGTTTAGAACACTAAGCGGCTTGGGTATCGCGGCTCAAAATATGCGAAGCGGTGAATATTATGATATAACCAATAAGACAGCCGCAGGGTTTACGATTACGTTCTATGATAGCGCAGATACCGTGATTAGCAGAACATTTGATTATAACGCGACAGGCGTGGGACGTATTGCGGTTTAGGAGGTATAAATGGCTCAACATGATTATGTGATAGACAATCAAACATTCCCCAACACAAGGGCAGACATCAACAGTGCTTTGGCGGCTATTGTTTCAAATAACTCAGGCGCAACCGCCCCTACAACGACTTATGCCTATCAGTTGTGGTATGACACGACAAGTGATATACTCAAAATCAGAAATGCGGATGATGACGCTTGGATTACACTATTCACATTTGACCAAACCGCTGATTCAGTAGTCGTTAGCGGTGAGCAAGACCCGCAAGTTGTGGCTCTTGCTATTGCGTTAGGATGATACGATGGCTGATGATGCAATTATAACCTCAACCAATCAGCTTTTGCCTGATGAGATAGCCGTTACATTGGACGGCTCAATGTCTGTTGCGCCAGAAGATGCTAATGATAAATGGTATTATAAACTCACAAGCATAACCACAACTAGCGCAGATTTGATTGCTGGTTCTTTTATTGATTATACAGCCGTTGATGCTTCAACTGCCCCAACAGCCATCACTACATCAGATAAGGTCAAGTTTCTGTTTGTGCAGAATCAAAGTGATGCAGATGGTATTTATCTAGTTTTGGATGGCGGCACAGCATCAAATAGTGTTGCTGATGGAATTTTCATAGGTGCGGGTGAGACATTCGTTGGTCGATTCCCGAATACAACTGTTGGCAATCTTCATGCAATCGCATCAGATATAGCGGATGCTGGGGATGCTAATGTAACCGCCATTGTTGCGGCTATTATTGATGATGTCGCATAAAGGAGTTTAACATGGCTGATGACGCAACCGTATCCATTTCTGCAACGGTCTTGCCAGATGAGATAGCAAAAACCATCTCTGGCACAATGACCATTTCACCCGCAGATGCAAATGATAAGTGGTATTACAAGCTAACCAGTGTTTCTAATTCAAGCACAGACCTTATTGCTGGTTATTTCACAGATTACACGGCGGTTGATGACGATACATCACCAACGGCTGTTGATGCCGCAGATGTTGTAAAGTTTATATTTATCAAGAACACAAGTGCTACCGCAGACATCTATGTGGTTCTGGATGCTGGCACAGCTTCTTCATCTGAAGGTGATGCAATCAAAATAGCGGCTGGTCATATGTGGTTAGGCAATCTGCCAAACACAACTGTCGCTGATATTCATGCTATTTCATCCACAGGCACAGTAGATTGTATCGTAGCCGCTTTGTTAGATGACGTAGCGTAGGAGGGCATAGATGGCTAATACCTTCAAGAATAAGGTGTTTCAAGGCACAAGTACGCCAGCAAGCACTGATATGATGGTTTACAATGTGCCATCTGCCACAACTACCGTTGTGATTGGTCTTACAATCGCAAATACAACATCTAGTCAAATTGTCATTGATGTGAAGCTACAGGCCGCACAGCTAGTGACGCTTGCAAAAGATATTCCCATACCCTCTGGTTCGTCATTTGAATTTATGGCGGGGAACAAGATTGTGATGGAGACTGGACATTCACTTATTGTGCAGTCTGATACAGCAAACAGTTGTGATTCAGTGGCTTCAATTATGGAGATAACCTGATGCCTTACTTTGGTAATACGCCAAGTTTTGCTCTAGGGCAGATTGAATATCAAGACCTAACTGGTGTGACAGGCAGTCCAGTAAAACGCGGGTTTACTCTTGACCATGCCGTAGGCACTGCGATGGACATTGAGGTGTTCGTCAATAACGTCAGACAAGAGCCACTTGTGGCCTATAATACGGCTGGGACTGCTCTCACCATGACAGGGGATGTTGAGACAACTGATGACTTCTATGTTGTCTTTCAAGGCAAGGCGGTAGGCACAACGGAGGTTTCTGGGGCAGGGTTCTTTCAAGGGGATAATGGAAGCACTGGCAATCTTTCGGCTGGCAAGGCGGATATATTCAGGGTTCACCAACAGCAACTTGATACAAATACCACCATTTCATTAGCTGATAATGCTCTTTGTGCAGGACCACTCACAGTAGCAACAGGAGTTACCTTAACGATAGAGGGTAATCTGGTGATAGCATGAGCGAGTTAAGAGCAGACACAATCACAGCAAGTGATGGCACTAGTCCAGTCACGCTGACTAAGCAGAGTGCGGCAACTACACGCCTTACTTTTGACCAACCAGCGGAAACAACAGTTGACTCACTGAACATATCAAGTGCGGTTGATGTGTCTACTGGTTTGGTTCTTAGCACTTTTAGTAATGCCTACAGCAGTGCCACACAGCGACAGGTAATGACTAGCGGATGGAACACTAATGATGGCGGGTCTAATGTTGTAGCGTCCTCTGCAAGAGGATTAGATGCGTACCAAAATAATGCAAACAACGCTACGACTACAGTCAGAACACAAACAATATATGGTGCAAGTGCAAGTACATCAGGTAACGTAGCAGATGTTGATGGTCACTATGTAGCAATATTCGGAGACCTAGCATGAGTGAAATAAAAGTAGATACCCTCACTGGCAAGACCACTGCTAATGACATCACCGTGACGGCTGGTGCTACTGCTACTATGTCTCTGGAACAAGGCTTGTCAAAGTGTTGGGTAAACTTTGATGGCACAGTAGATTCAGACCCCGCAACTTTAGCGGGCGTAGCAGAAAGCCTCAATGTATCTTCACTGTTTGATGTTGATGTAGGCCGATACTACGCAAATCTAGTTAATAATTTCACAAATGCTGATTTTGTTCGCACTGTGTCGTCTCAAGCAAAAACTTATAATACGTCTTTAGATAGCAGTTACGTTGGCTCTGATAAAGTGTCTTTGGCTGTTCGCCAAGATGCAGGGGCTTTTGTAGATGTAGCTATAAACTGTATAATATGTCAGGGAGACTTAGCATAATGGCTGGCAAGATTATAGCAGATACCATTGAGGGTACGACTACTACAGAAACAGTCGATGGCTCACCTGTAACCATCCCAAATTCCGTTGACACAAAGTATGTTGTAAATGGTACAGCAAAGGCGTGGCTTGATAAGCCTACAGATGGAGCAAGCATAACTGATAGTTTTGGTTGCAGTTCATTGGGTGATGATGATACAGGCGATTTTACCGTCAATGTTATCACTAGCTTTGCAAACGCATTTTTTGCGCCTATGGGTAGCTGTGCTAACGCATCAAGTACAGGCCTTTTTAATTATGTCGTAGAAAGCAGAACAACATCATCATGGACTGGTTCTACTTATTATGTAACTGCCTCAGTGAATAGAACGCCTCTTGATAGAGTCACACATACAGCGGCTTTTGGAGATTTAGCATAATGCAGACACCTGATTTCAAAGGCACACATCTCTGGGACAGGCTATGCTGGGCAAAGGAAAACCTAGACGGTGTGCAGTCTGACTATCGTGTTGTATATGAGAACAGCATTGACGAGTGTGCCAAGATACTTGTGCCTGACCCGAACTGGATGGCGTGTGCATTGCAGGGCGGCATCTTACCGCCAGTGTGGGTGTATCACGAACTGGCAAAGGACGAGGCACAGCCTGATTTTAAGAAGCATACCAGAGGGTATCTATTGCATGAGACACAGCCAGTAGATGCTATGACTGAAGAAGAAGCTATTGAGTACCTGATTATGAAGGATGTTCCACAGTCTGTATGGCAAGAGTGGGATAGCGGCAATAAGCCGAAGATGGTAATATGTCGGAAAGACCAGTTACCTCAAACGAGAGAATGGCGCAACGCTTGGCGCATATCTGATGAATTAGCCGCATAGGAGATATAGATGGCTGTAACAACATATATCGTGGATAAGGACGGTAATCAGATTGATGCTTCAACCGCTACCGTTCCAACAAATAGAGACTTTCGTGGTGCTTGGTCATTATCTGGCTCAGTGATTACAGAAGATTTAGCCACAGCAAAAGAAATCTTCAAGGATAAAATCCGTGAGGTACGCAAGCCTTTGTTGGATGCGGAAGATGTCACATATATGAAAGCATTGGAAGCTGGTGATGCAGACGCACAGGCCGCAAGTGTAGCGACCAAAACGGCATTAAGAAACGCACCAGCCGCATCTGCCATCAGTGATGCAACAACCATTGATGAGCTAAAAGCGGCTTGGGACACAGATGTTCTGGGTGATAGCCCATACGCATAGGGGTAATTGATGGCACTTTCTTTAATTAAATCATCAAGTATAGCAAGCGGAGCTGGTGGCAAAGTGTTAAAAGTGGCTGTCAGCGAGATAACAACTTCATCTACTCGCTCATCAGCAACCTCTTATGCTGATGATTTAGATTTTGGTTCATTCACTCCTAGTGCAACGACCAGCACAATTTTAATTTATGGGGTCGCCAATTACGATAGTGACAGTGCTAAATACGCTTATTACAAATGGGTCATAGATGGCACAGATTACCTTTCGACAGGCTCAACACCTATTGCCACACATCAATTTTATAGTAGCACATCATTGAACAATAACGGTTATATGCCATCCACGATTTTTACAAGTGTCAGTAATACGGATGGAGGGGCTATCACTGTTGTTTGTCAAGGAAAAGTAAGTGACGGCACTTTGTATGTCAATCGCAGTAAAAACGCATCCCAGACTGGCTCTCCATCTACAGTAATATTCATGGAGGTATCTAACTGATGCAACATGAAGCAATCTACGCACTATACGATAATGTAGTAAAAATCAAAGGCGGTGGTGCTGATGCTATCGCCAAAGACGTTGATGGCAACACTGTTTCTTGGGATGCTTCTGCCGTGGCAACCAAAGAAGCTGAATTGTTGGCGGCGTTCAAATTAGATGAATTACGCGCAGAGCGTGACCGTTTATTGGCGGAGACTGATTACTGGGTGTTCAGTGATACCGCCACCGCAACACAGGCACAACTTGATTACCGTCAAGCCTTGCGTGACATAACAGACAACTACACATCACTAGATGATGTTGTATGGCCTACCAAGCCTTGAGGATAGATAGATGACACAAGCACGAGATTTGGCAGATTTTGGCGTTCAATCAACATCATACGATGCTGTGATGGTTGATATGTGGCGTCTTACTGCAAACTTTGGAACTAACACTTCAACAGTGACAGGTTGGGAACAGCCAGATTCAGCTTGGGAAGCTACTATTGGGGCATCAATGTCAGAAAGTAGTGGTATATTTACATTTCCTAATACGGGTCTTTATAGAATAACTGGCGCGTTTTTTATGTCACTGGCTTCTGGCGATACGAGTGCGGCAGTGGTGCTTGATGTAAGCACAAATTCTGGAAGCACTTATGATGTAGCAACTCAAGCTGTCGAATCGTATGGGACTAACGCCAGCGGTGCTTTTCAAACATTGATGAATGTCACTGACGCTTCTGCGTTTCAAGTTAAGTTAAGAACTTCTGGTTTTAATTCGGGAACCATTATTGCGGGCAATTCAACTTACAATTCTAGTTCTTTAATATTTGAACGCATCACGGACGCACAATAAGGAATAATCAATGCCATACATAGGTAAATCCCCAACAGGTTCAGGTGTTCGCACTAGATACTATTTCACTGCGACAGGCGGTGAGACATCTATATCTGGTTCAGATGATGGCGGTAAAACCCTATCATTTACTGATGGGGAATATGTAGATGTATATCTAAATGGCATTCAGCTTGTAGCTGGCACAGACTATGGCACAGGAACAGCAAATACTATCAGCGCATTATCCGCACTTGCCGCCGATGATATTCTTGAGGTGGTGGTCTATGATATTTTCAACGTAGCCAAGATAAACAGTGAGGCAGTCCGCACTCGTCATTATTATACCGCCACAGGTGGGGAAACATCTATCACCACATCAGAGATAA